TCTGTGAGGGTGAAAAGGATGCTATTAGTGCTGCTTGTTATGGTTTCCCGGCCATAACATTCACAAGTGGCGCTAATGGCATACCCAAAGACTTGTCGATGCTTGATGACTATAACAAAATAGCAATATGTTACGACAATGACGAAAGTGGGCGCAAGGGAGCAAAGAAGCTAGCAAATGCATTGTACCATGCAGACCGTAATATAAAAATAGTAGAATTAGATACTGGCATGGACATAACCGACTACTTTGTTGCAGGAAATAGTGCCATTGACTTTAATATGCTGCTACATAGTGCTAAAGTCTTTGGAGATGATCCTGGTGACTTCGGCGGTGATCCAGTGTACAATGTGCTAGACTTTGTCGATACATTTAAAGAAGAAATCAAGTATATCTGTGATGAGGTGCTACTTGAAGACGGTCGGACCAGTGTTGCAGGCGGTACAAATGTAGGCAAAAGCCTATGGGCCTTGCAATTTGCATTATGTGTTGCGATGGGTGTGCCATTTATGAGTTTTAATGTGCCAAGGCCAAGGCGTGTGCTACTTGTACAGTTTGAGATGATGGATTCCATGATGACGCAACGTATTACATCTATGATGAATGCACTACTTGATAAATATCCGGATCGTAAACACTTACTTGGTAAGAACTTGCATATTGTTAGTGCAGACCAAAAGAAACTGTTTGAGGACTCTTATGTGAAGATTGAGGGCAATCTAAAAGCTGCGAAAGAGCCGTTTGAGGTGCTTATTATAGACAACCTTTATACAAGTACCCAGGTTGATACAGTCAAGAATGACCAGTTACGTAGTTTATTAGAAACGATTGAGTCCATTAAAAAGCGCTATAAACTAGCTGTGATGATGGTAGCACACCATAAAAAGATAAGCGAAAAGCAAGTACCAATAGACACCGCAATGGTGTTTGGCGGTTCATTCTATTGTAATTGGCTTGATAACCTGATACAACTTGCTGGAACGTTTAATGATAGGCTCAAGGTAATGAAGATTACAAAGACGCGGACAAATAGCGAATTTCATAATCTACCGCTTGGCATCAAGCTTACCGATGATGATGAGCGTGATCATTTATTATATGAGTATTTGCAGCCATTGCCAAAAGGTGAGGTGTTTTGGTACCGGGAACAAGAGAACTCCGATGAAGACCGTGTGCTTGAAAATATAAGCAGCATGGGTGACAATTTTACATATGACGATATGCGCCTAAGTTTAAAAGAAACATTAAATATTACTAGCAGCAAATCAGTAAGCGCTTGGCTTAAAAAGTTATTAAAACAGCAAAGAATAATAAAGATTGAGCGCGGAATTTATGCGAAGAATCGTACAGATTTGGATGCATTACTTAATTAACCGACGCGCAGGAGAGGTAAAGTAGGTAAACTAGTGTGAACACTTACTTTACTTACTTTACTTACTTTACTTATATTTAGTGTCGGTGTGAACATTTCAATGGAAAAAATGGATTTTATACATAAATGTCCATTATCACATGAAGAAGACAAAACTTGCATCTTTGCCATGCCAGTAAAAGACACCATTCATTGCAAAGCTGTGATTAATTGGTGGCATGATCTTGACATTGCTTTACATGACAAATGTTTTCACAGAGCCTGGGGCAGAGACAAGCTACTTTGGCGCAACCGGCAAATAAAAAAAACCCTGCCAGGTAAAATATAAAAAACCCTGCGAGCAATAATATAAAACCATAAAATAGTGCAAATAGTAGGGCAAAAAATGACCAAAAAATGACTGTTTTTTATGTATGTAATAATTTGATACATGCAATAATAGACACAAAAAAAGCGCTTTTAAAAGTGCTTAAAATGGGGCTAAAAACATAATTTACTATAATGATCAAGACACAAAAAAACCCGGAATTAATCCAGGTTTTTTTTACTTGCTGCGGTGTGTTTATTATTTTTTATAACATTTAATATCACTTATATGATCAGATTCAATATCTTGTATGTCTTCATATGTATCAAATACGTGTGTTTCTTTCGTTGTTCCTAAGTTAAATTTGACTATATCTAATGTTTTAAACATATTTGTTATATCTTTAATTAGGATATAATCAAGGTTAAACTCTGCGTCAAGTACTGACTGTTCAAACTTTCTTACAGCTTTAAACAGTTTTTTTTGTGCTTTGTCCAGGCGCTTTTTATCCTGGTTCTTTTGTGCTTTTGTTTTTTTCTTAATTGCCATTTTCTAACCTCTCTTTTTTTGTTTGTTGTTTGTTAGTCTTCAATACTTAATATGAGCGCACCAATAAATAACAGTATAAACAAAGCTAGATAAAAATCAACCCAACCAAGGTTATTAACTGTTAAAATGCGGCTTAATATGATCATTTTACAACCTCACTTTTAAACGTAATCCAGGAATGCGTTTTTAATTCGCAATGATTACACAAAAAAACATTCTTGAATTGCTTAATTAAATAAGTGTGATAATATGTTTTATTTGTTGGCGCTTTTATGCTGCATTTATAACACTTCATTACAGTTTATTTTTGTTTAAATTTATATCGACTCTGTCAGTCAATGTAAGATCAACGTAATCAATAGAATACAGATGATCCGAATCTAAAAAGGCATATAATCTATGTTCCGGATTACAAGACTCTAATTGTTTAATAATGTGTTTAACTTTCATTGCTGCAAACCTCTTTTAATCTGTTGTAATAATCTAGTATATCATTGAAAAACAGCGGCGCGCCGTTTATTGTTATTGTATCATTACTTAATACAATATCACTTTTTGACATAGTGCAAAGCTTGTTAAATACTCTTAATGCTATTTTGTTACGTTGTTCTAAGTTCATTTTTTAACCTCTTTTTTGTTTAAACAGCTATTACATAATAATTGATCATTACTTACACCATACAAAACAATTTGCGAATTATCCGCACATGTTCCAGGAACACCGCAGCCGCTGCAATATAGATTAATTTCTTGATCAACTTTATTTATGCAATACTTCATTTTTTAACCTCTTTTATGTAATTGTGATCAATCCAGGACCGGCAAAGCTGTATTAATTCATTATGTTTTAATTTATGCTGCGCACTATCAAAGCCGGCCGCGCGCACCATCAAACCAAGGCCGCGTTTATTTAATACATAAATGCTGTAATCTGTGCCGTTCCAGGTAATTAAACAGCTTTTATGTAATGTCGTATTATCCATATTAAAAACGACATCATATATTTTAATACTTGCCCTTTCATATTCGACCGCGTACCAGTAAAGCGAATCAATAACAGATATGTCTATAAGTTGCGGCGGCTTTACTTCGTATTTAAGGCGCTTTAATGTTTTAAAATGCTTCATTGCAATTGCTTTACTTTCAAACTTATCAAATCTAAAAGAATGATCTTTTTTATAATATTCTAATACATACATTGTTTACGCCTCTTTTTTGTTTAAGATCTCATCAATTACGCCGGACTTGCTGCCGTGCGCCGGAAAATAAACTATTGATTTTCTATTACCCACCGCGCAAAGTTTGCAAGTCTTGCACGTTATACTATCTTTAACGGTTGCCGGACATTGTACAAAAAATTTGCCACCTTGCTTAAAATTGCCGCTTTTTTTGCTATGAGTAACCGCAACAACCGGCCCCACATTTAGCGCGCTTAATTCTAGCGCATGATCAACACTATTACCGGATAAATTCACCGTAAAGCCGGCCGCGTTCATTGCTTTAATAATTACGCCGTTGCCGTTTTTTGTTGGGTTATAATGTGTATAAGTAAAGCCGCTTTTATTCTTATTTGCTGCGGTAAGTTGTTCGCATGCTGTGCCGTTTAGATGTTCGCCGTCTCCTGGCAGATCACCGGCCACATTGTGCCGCCACAGCGTGCCAGGCGGTAAATCTTTGATCTTTTGCATTGTTGCCGGGAATACATCACCGCGCTTTTTTGCTGTTACTAAGCTCCAATTTATAGCGGTGTGTCCTTGCTCGGCATAACAGCCGCCCTCGTTTTTGTGGTTAAAAATACAGTCTAGCGGACACGTTGCCGCGGTTGTATATGTTACCGGGATTGGTCCGGTTTTTTTATTTGCACTCTTATAAACTAAATGTGTTTGGTAATCTGTTCGCATGCTGTCCTCTCTTTTTTTTAACGTGGTGAATTGTTGCGGCTGTGCCGCGATCGTATTAATTATATTTGTTGTTCCTCACATTCGTTTATATAATCAATGAAATCATTAATATCATGATCTAAGCCAATGCCGGTAATATCCCACTCATACAACTCACAAAAGCCAACATTAAACACAGTACCGGCTTTTAATTGACTATCTTGCTTAATGATTGTAAAAACTGTTTCTTCGCCGCTTTGGCATTCATATATCCAAGTATTATTATTCATGTCCTAACCTCTTTTTTTACGTTGTTTTAAAATGTATGATGGAATAAACGACAGCGGCCGCAATACTGTTAATATTGTGATCTTAGCCGCTATATTTATTATGTTTGCAATTGCTATTATATAATGCATGTTCTAGCCCCTTAAATGTTCTTTTATATTTAATCTTTTATGCAAATCTTGTTTGTCTTTTTTATTCCTTGCAGCGCTCTTAATTGCGTTAAAATTCCATGCATCTTTTAAAATGCTGCATATAAATAAAACGGTTATAATATTTATTATTGTGTTCATGTTCTAACCTCTCATAGTTTGTTTATTGAACTGTATTATATTACGTTAATACAACGTGACTTACAAGCTTTTTTGTGAACACTTTGTACAAAGTAATATTGACATACATGTTTACAAAATAGACACACAACGGCCACCGCTTGCACTTGGTCCGGTTGTGTTACAGTGTGTTACAATGAGTGCGCCACCGTCGAGCGGATACGGTTTATTAATCCGTTTTTTACATATTTTAACCCGATACCACAAGGCCAAGCTATTTTTGCTCTATGTGGGTACTCCCTGAAAATTTTTTTAGCTTTTTGTGAACACTACTTTAGCGCTATATTAGCGCAACATGAATTGGGTTGAACTAACAGACGAAGATGCGGAACGCTTAGTTAGGACCATCACAAGAGCAAAAGATTACGCTGAGAAGATGGTTACATTTCAAAGCGGCTTTATTCCGCCCGAACGAAGATGGCTACAGACATCTGCACATGAGTTGTACGATGAACTGTCACCACGCGAGAGAGAAGTATTTAGTATGCGCATACAACAACACACATTCCCAATTATAGCAGACGCGCTTGGCATTAGCGAAAGCAGTGCAAAGACTTACTGGCTCAGAACAATGGCAAAGTGCGCGAAGCTCTTTGTGTCACCGAATAAGCTATAAGTATATGCCTAAAAAAGTAGATATTGATCCTGATAAAGTAAAAATGCTCGCCAGTTTTGGCTGTACATACCTAGAAATTGGTAAGTACTTTGCTGTGAATGAGGCACTGATACGCAAGAAGTACAGAACCGAGTACGAGCAAGGCAAGGAAGAGATGAAGCTTTCTTTGCGCCAGTTACAATGGAAGCATGCTGCTAGTGGAAATACGGCCTTGCTTATCTTCCTCGGGAAGAATTTTTTAAATCAAACAGACAAATCACAAGTAGACCACACAAACAACCTGGAGTTAGTACTAAAAGAAGCAGGGTTTCAAGGTAACCCAATGGATGATCAAGCAGATAGTCAACAAAAAGAAATTGTGGAAGCTGGTGGGGTACGAACCGACTCCGCAACAGCTTAACGTACACAACTCTCAAGCTAGATTTAGAATTAATTGCCAAGGACGGCGTAGTGGCAAGTCCTACTCAGCAGCATACGAGATACTTCCATATTTGCTAACGCCAAACACGCGTGGCTGGATTGTATCACCAAGCTATAACCTATCGCAAAAGATTGCGCGTATTATTAAAGAAGATATTATGGTTCGGCTCAAATTGCCAATTGAGAACAAGAAAGAAGTGAACGGAGACTTGTACTACCTCAAACTTGCTGGACTTAACTCGGAGCTGTCAGTCAAGTCGGCGGATTCTCCGGAAAGTTTGATTGGTGAGGGAATTGACTACTTGGTTATTGATGAAGCCGCGGCAATGCCAAACAAACTTATATGGGAGCAGTACTTGCGCCCAACATTATCAGACCGCCAAGGCTGGTGCTTAATGGTTTCCACGCCTCGTGGTATGAACTGGTGGAAGTCTCTATACGATAGAGGCTCAGATGACAACTATCCTGATTGGGCCAGTTGGCAACACCCCAGTAGTGAATCACCGTTCTTCAAAGATGATGTTGAAGACTTAAAAAAGGAGCTTACAAGTGAAACATTTTATCAAGAATATGAAGCGCAATTCACATCATTTAGTGGAAAGTGTTTCCCATACTCCGATGCCGTACATACAAAGAAAGACCTTAAGTACAATCCCAACTTGCCAGCATACGCTTCAATCGACTTCGGTTTCCGCAAGCCTGCCGTTGTATTCTGTAACATCGACTTTAACACAAAAGGATTACCAACTATTTATCAGTTTGACGAAATAGCAATGGTTGAGAATGTTAAAACAGAAGACCTTGCTGACATGGTCCGTAAAAAACCATATAAGATTGTTGGTTATTTTGGCGATCCGGCTGGTGGCGGTAGAAATAGCCAATCAGGCATTTCAGATATACAATGTTTTTGGCGTAAAGGCATGCGTGTACGCTACCGCAAAGATGCCATGACGCGTAATGTGGTAAATGGCGTATCGCATATGCGTAGATGGTTTGAAGATGCAAATGGGGATAGTCATTTTCAAGTATCTGACAAATGCAAAGGTAGTATTGCCAGTTACGAAAATTATAGATATCCCGAGAATAGAGCAGAGCAATCTGTCAAAGAAGAACCACTTAAAGATGGTGTGTTTGATCACGTAAATGATGCCATGCGCTACTTGATATGTAATCTTTTTCCTATTAAGAGTAGAATGGCTGGTGTAATAGATTGGTAAAAAATATATGGTAACAATTCCTGATTTATCGCAGAGTGCGATAGCTGAATCTTTAAAAGATAGCTTAAGATATATTGAAGATGAGCGCGTGCGTGAACGTGACTACTTAATGGACTGGTACGAGGGTATCAACATTGAAAGTTACGTACATGATTACTTTAGTCCTGAGACACTAAGGCAAGCGCCACTACTTAATTCAAATATAACTGGAAGAGTCTGCGCTGTACGTAGTATGACATATAAGCGCCCCCCAAGAATGCGCGCTTCGGATACATACCTTGCCTCCATAAACATCCATAGTCTAAATGCGCAGCGCAGACAACTTGAACGCTTAACATTTTTATTAGGATCAATGGCATTCCGCTCTAGATGGTGTGAATTAGAACAAGATTTAAAATATGAGATACTATCTCACTATACGCCGTTATTTTTGGCTGGAGATAGCAGAGAAAAGCCAATTGGTATCTGCTACCCAATAGAATACCAAGGCAATAGTCGTATGGACTCACCAGTACATGCCGTATGGACGGAGTCTCGCCCAGGTTACCAAGGTGAACATTATTTACTGGATGAACACGGCGCAAAGATGAGCGTGAATGAGGGTGATATTAATCCGTATGGCGTTTTGCCAGTTACATTTTGCCATAGACATCCACCAATAAGAGATTTTAACAGTGTAAAGAATGCAATGGATATTGCCCAAGCTGATTTAGCTCTTAATGTTGCATTATTTGAACTGGAATTAAGTGTCCGGTATTCTGCAATGGGAATCAAATATGTTACCAATATCGACGATGCATCGCGTATTCAAATCGGTACAGATAAGATATTATACTTGCCCGAGGGTGCAGATTTCGGTGTGACTAATCCCGGTGGTTCGCTGACAGAAATTGTAGATGCTACAAGGTTTTTTGTTGAGTCAACGCTAAATAATAATCATATAAGAGCCAAATTTGCTAGAGATGACTCAGGTAATGCGCCAAGTGCTGCAAGTTTATCCATTTTAGAGATGGAAGCTAGAGATATTACGACTGGCGAGAAAGAAGATACATGGCGGCCTTGGGAACAAAAGCGCTACAAAATAGATAGAGAAATACTTCGTGTAGAAGCAGGCATAGATGTTGGTGAAGATTATAGTGTAGACTTTCTCGAACCAAATTATGCTCTCACCCCTGACACGGAGATTGCATTATGGACCTGGCGCTTTGAGCAAGGACTTGCAAGTAAGCAAGATTACTTTGATTATATGAATCCTGATGCTAGTCCGGAACAACGTGCAGAGTTTGAAGCACAACAAGAACAACCTGAAGAAGAAGACCAACCGGTCAATAGATTACTAAACAGATTGCAAGATGCCAATAGATGAAGCTTTAGAAGCATATTTAGCTAGTTTAGATCAAGCAGAAGACGAATTTCTGAATGATGTTGAGAAACTGCAAGATGAGGGTTTATCGACAGAAGAAATATTGCTCTTTATTGCTGCATTAGATATCTCGACATACTTCATTGAGGATTTACAGTTATCGCAAGGAATTGGTGCATATATGGCAGCCAGTGACGCTATTTTAGATAACTTGCCTTTCTTTGGTGCAACAACAGAAGCCAAGCTTGTTGCTTTGCGCAATATTCAACAAACAATGGTTTTAAATCTATCCAATAATATGGCCAGTAATATTCAAGTAACACTTGCGCAAGGTATAGCTAACAATCTATCAAGAAGTGAAATAAAAGATTTAATGAAAGGCATTGTTAGTGGTACTAGACCTGATGCAGTGATCACAACAATGCTTGCAACATATGAGCAGTCTGTTATTGCAACAATGGCTGAAGATTTACCTGATAATACTGAGTGGGAATACATTGGCCCTCGCGATGAAAAGAATCGGGCAGTGTGTAGGCAGTACCTTAATGCAGGGCCATTAACTAAAAATGAGATTACTACAATTAAATCAGATGGATTCATTTTCAGGGGCGGATTCCGTTGCCGTCATCAATGGGGTGTCGTAGATGGTTAAGTTAAACATAATACAAAAATTGCTCAAATTCTCATCAAGCGACTTAAAGAAGTTTGCAGAAAAAATACGCAATACTCACGTAGAGCAAACAAGAAAAGGTATTGATGCATTTGGCAAAACATTTAAAGAATACTCTAGGTCTTATAGAAGTAAAAAAGCCAAAAGAGGTTTTGCAAAGCAAATTAGTACGCAAGTAAGTCCGCCTGACCTAACACTTACTGGTAGAATGTTTAAAAAGTTTCAAGTGATGGCCACGAGTACAGCGCCTGAATTACAGATTAAGTACGGTATTAAATCAAACAAAGATGGTCACAAACTAGCAAAGAATAATAAGACGCGTGTCATCGCTGGTAGTAATAGAGTAGGGCCACTAGTGCAAAAAGAAGTGGTCAAGATGTTTGAAAAGAACACGCAAAAGAATTTAAAAGAAATTTCGCGCCAACGATTAAAAGTAACGTTGTAATGAATAGGAGACAGTATGTCTGAAGATAATGTGCAGAGCGCACCTGGTGACAAACCATATGTCGAGCGACCACCAGTAGAAAAAGCAGTAGCTCAAGAGGCGGCGGCCGAACAACCGCAGGATCAACCAACTAACCCTGAAGTTGGAGACTTGATCGCAGAATCAAAGAAATATAGGGCGAGAAGTCAAAAAGCAGAGGCTGAACTTGCACAAATGCAAAAACAAGCAGAAGCTCAACGCACTAAAGAGTTAGAGGCCAAAAAAGAATGGCAAACTCTTGCGGAAGAGCGTGCTGCTAGACTTTCAGAACTTGAACCCATTGTGGAACGAGCCATGAAAGACGAAGCGCAGATGCGAGAACAGATACTGAATGACTTTAGTATAGAAGATCGTGAAACGTTTGGAGACTTGCCGATGGCAAAGCTTCGGGCATTACACAATAAAATTGTTCAACAGCCGAAAGTAGCTATCGCTAATAATCCGGCAGTTCCTGCAAATGAAGTCCAAGGTGATTGGACAAAGATGAGTGACGCAGATCGAAAGAAGAACTGGCCTAGTATTATCGAGAGATACCGTCGTGCTAAAACTTAGGAGCTATAATGGCTAATTATTATGGATTTACTGGTGATGTAACCCAAAAATCAGATATTGATGTTTTCGTACCTGAACTGTGGGGAGCAGGAGTATATCGTTATTTCGAGAAGAATTTAGTTTTCAAACCATTTTTTGATGACTACAGTTCTCTTGTACAAGGACGAGGAGATGTTTTACACATCCCAACAATGCAAGAAGTTGCAACAGATGACAAGCAGGCAAACACTGCTGTTAGTTATACTGCAAACGTAGAAACAGACATTGATCTTGCGATTGACCAACACAAATATTCTGCAAAATTATTTGAAGATATTGCGATGGTCCAATCAAACGAGCAACTTTTTGATAAGTATGCTCAGTCAATGGGTTATGCACTTGCAAAAGCGGTCGATACTAAGATTGAAGCATTGCTTCAGACACTTGGTACAACTCAGGACTTGGCAGCTAACAATAGCATGTCAAACGCTGATGTTGAAACAGCAATTGGAACATTGTTATCTAACGATATTCCAAAAGAAGAGTGTGCATTCTTTGTGAATCCACTTATCTATGCTGACCTCTTGAACTCTAGAGCATTTGTTGCTGCTGGTGTATCAGGATCAACTAGCACTTCTGCTGGTATTGGTTTTGGTGCTGATAATGCAGCAATGAGAACTGGTGAAGTTGGTTTACTATTTGGTATACCGGTTTTCACTAGCTCATTGATACCAACAACATCTAGTGACGGTATTGAAGTAGGATATCTTGTACACAAATCTGCAATCGCAGTTGCTGTGCAGCAAGACATTCGTATTCAATCTGATTATGATGTTTCTTACCTGGGTACTAAAGTTGTGGCTGACATCATTTATGGTGCAGTGATTACAACTAGTAACCATGTTAAGGGTATCGAGTTCTTGAACTCATAAACCACATGCAATCAAGCTGGGCGGTGCTTTGTCATCGCCCAGTGCAATATATGAAAGATACTTATGATTATACTTAATAAAGAAAACCACACCAAACATGTTAGCACGCGTGAAGAAGCGCAGAAACTTGTTGATGAGGGTTATGAAGTAATTAAAAACAAATTTGGTGGGCCAAAGATTGTTAAATCTGAGCCGAAGAAAAAGTTGAAGAAGATATTTAAGAAGTAATACTCTTATTTATGTCTCGTTCACGGTCTGCTAATACCTTAGAGATGGAGAAAAAATGGCAACAAGTAATTTACATCGTTATACCGCGCAAGAAGCGCTAAACATCATCACCGCAGGCGGTGGCTATGATTATGTCACCAACGCCACAGTAAACGCCCATACTTACGTAGCAATCACTGCTTTATCAGTTGACGCAGTTGTATCTGCTACCAGTTCAGATACGGACATATGGGATACCTTATCATCTGTTACAGTAAAAGCCGGTCAAACCATTTATGGTAATTGGTCCGCTGTTACGGTAGCTAGTGGAGATTTCGCAATCGTGCATAGGAGATCAAGCTAATGGCTAACCTACATAAACGCTCGGTTCAAGAAGCATTAAACTCTACAGTAGGTGGTGGATGGTCCGTTAAATCAGCCGCTGCAAGTGGAAGCAGTGCAAATGTTAATAATTCGATACATGTGGCACTAGCATCAACCACTGCGACACTAGCTGTTCATAGTTCTGTTGCTTTGCACTTTAATTTTAGCGCAGATAGTGGCCAGGATGTAAATGCATCCAATGACATGATTGTGCCAAAAGACACAATGATGTTCTTCACTGTACCTAGAGGATTAGGCAATACAGTGTATTTTAATCATAATAGTACAACAACTAGCACTGGTTCAGTGCGGATCGTGGAGATATAATGATTGGTGGAATGGGGAGTGCCGTAACTCCTGACTTAAGTAAGGGCGGTGAAATAGATGGTGATCTTGTAATAACTGGCGATTTTAAAGTTGAGGGTGCTGGTAGTTTTACTTATGATGAGATAATTGAGGGTACAGTACGAATACAGAGGTCAGCTCTTTCTGGTTTTGACACTCACGATGATGACCAGTTAGTAGTAGAAAGAAGCGGAGACTACTCAAATATTAACTTAGCAAGTGATGTTGGTTCTTATATTTTATTTAGTGATGCTACTAGAGCAGTAGGGGGAATTGGATATACACACAGTAGCGATACATTATCATTTGATGCTGGTGGTACACAAAATTTAATGGTTATTACTTCAGCAGGACTGGTCGGCATTGGGGGAACGCCCAGTGGTGCAAAACTTCATGTTTATGAGGGTAGCTCCAGTGTTTCTTTAAAAGTAGAAAGAGGCGATGGTTCTCTTGGATTAGTTTCGGCTGGTGGCTCT